GTGCCAAAACCCTTCTATTCCATCGCCGTAACCCCCGCCGTCGAAGTCACCGTGCGCGGGATCATGGTGGACTACTGCACGACGGTAGATGAACTCCGCCATGACGCCGCCGAACTGCGCGAGTTGGCCGATGATCTGGACGCGATAGCCGCTCGCTGGCAGGACGAAGACGCCGCGAAGGGGCGGCATGTGGACGCGACGGCATGATGCCCCGCGCTGTGGAGCGGTAGCGCCCTCACCGACGAGTCCCGCTCCACATCGGAGGGCATGGCCTTCCAAATCCATTCCAAGGAGGTGTTGCGATGCGCTGACACTGTGAATGGTCGTGAAAGTACCGGGGGCGGGAAGACAACGCCCGCCCCACCTTCTCCCTCGGAGGTAATGACGATGTGCAACGGACAGACAAAAGGCAGTGAGATTCAGTCGCCGCGGCGACCGGGGAACCTGCAGCCGGTGGAAAGCAGCATCCGCGTGGAGGATGAACCCGAGCGCCCGGCAAGCCCGTGGTATTGCACCGATGACTTTCGCGCCTTGCTCTCTACCGCGCGTACCATCGGGGGCTTCTGCCTACTGGTGGGAGTGATCACATACTGCGCTGTTCATGACGGGCCGTTGGCACCCGAGATGATGAAGCTGGCCGGTGTGGGCGCGGCGCTGGTCCTCCTCACGCAGTGCATGGCGCTGGCGACGGAGCGGCGCAAATCCAAGCGATAGCAACGCGCAAGGGGCCAGTGCGGTAACACTGCCCCCTGCCTGAACCGAGAGTCGAGACGCCCCTACTATACCACGGGCGTCTCCGAATGAAAAGGAGACATGATGAACGACACCATGGACCGGGCACCAGTTCCGGTCAGCTACCAACTTCCGGCGCTGCCGGCAGACGACTACCTGTCTATCAATGCCATTGTCGAGCGTGTCGCGCGGATCCAGACGATCCTCGACCAGGTGATGACCGGACCGGTGATGAGCGATGATGGCGAGCGGGTGGTTAAGCACGGCGTCCACTTCGACATCATCCCCGGCTGCAACAAACCGAGCCTATTGCAGCCGGGCGCCGAAGTGCTGCTGATGGCCTTCCGCCTTGGTGCCCGCCACGAAATCCACGAGCAACACGAAGATGGCGAGATCCGCTACCGCGTCCGCTGCATCATCTACGACCAGCGCACCGGTATGGAACTCGGTGACGAGTGGGGTGAATGCTCCAGTACCGAGGACAAATACGCCTGGAACAAAGCCTCTTGCGATAGCGAATTCCAGGAGACCGAGAACCATCGTCGCCGCGTCATCTGGAAAAAAGGCGGCTGGAAAAACAACGCGCGCCAGCCTGACTACCAGGTACAACAGGTCCGCGTGAACCCCTCCGACGTCGCGAATACCATCCTGGCGATGGCCTGCAAGCGCGCGAAGGTGAGAGCCACCCGCGCCGCCCTGGCCTGCAGCAGCATCTTTGACGTGAACCTCGAGGACATTCCGGAAGGCATGCGCGAGCAGATCGTGGGAGAACCGACCGCTTCTCCCACGCAGGAGCAAAAGGAGCAGGCCCAGGACGCCGGGCGCAGGCGCCATCAGGCCAGTGAGCAACGACGCACCGGGGCCGCGCCAGCCCCCGGCACCCGCACCGCCGCCCAGGATGCCGCCGGCCAAGTCGTCGTCACCTTCGGCAAGCACAAGGGCACGAAAATCTGCGACATCGGCGATGCCAGCTATATCGCATGGCTGCACGACAAAGCCGAGAGTGCCGCCATGCGCGAAGCCGCCGGGATCTTCCTTGGAAAAATCGTGCCGGAAGGCAGCACCGCGACGGAAGCCACCCCCACCACTCCCGTACCGCAGTTTGCCGGTGATGGGTCGGATGACCCTGACGCACCGCGTGATGAGTTCGGCGAGCTTATTGACCCGTTCGCCGATCAGTGAACACTTTCGGCTTTTCGTTCAACGAAACGGCCATTTCTTTAAACGGAGGATGAACCATGGTTAACACCAGCCTGAAACGCTATATCGAACACATTGAACTCGAAGTGACCAATATCGGCATTTTCCGCGAGTTTCGCATCGACCTGACCAGTGGCGCGGTGACTGAAATCAGCGGCGACAACGGTTTAGGCAAAACCACGCTGCTGAAAGCGCTGAAATATAACACCAGCGGCGGGCGCTGCAAAGTGCCGGATGATCTGGTGCATGACGGCGAACAGCGCGGGCAAATCACCGCCAAGCTCGACGGCATGACCGTCGAGCGCGACATCAACCTCGGCGAAACCGCGACCGACCTGTCCCTCACCGACCAGGACGGCACGCCGATGAAACGGAAGTCGCCGGCGGCGCTCCTGGAAGAGATGTTGGGCGACGGACAACACCTTTCCCCGATGGATCTGATTGCCATGCGGCCCGACCAGCGCGCGAAGGCTATCGTTATGGCGCTGGACGTGAACCCGACCCTCGCCGCGTCACTCCTGCAGGAGATCACTGGCAAAGCCTGGCCGATCAAGGGCCGTGACGACCTGTTCGCTGTGCTGCAGCAGGCGCGTGAATCCGTGGCCGAACAGCGCCGGGCGACCCGCGAGAAGAAGGAAGCCGCCGACATGCAGGCCGATGGCGTCCTCGGCTTCCTGCCGGTTGTCTGGCGCGAAGCGGCCGGGGAATCCGATCTGCCGGCGAAGCCCGTCGTTCCCGAGCCGCTGGGCGATATCTACGATAAGAAGCGCGCCGTTGAGGTGAAGAACGCGGAGCGGGCGCGCGTCGGGGACGAGATCGCCGAACTGGAGGCGCTCATTCGCCAGCATGAGGAGACTATTGCCGGGCACGACCTGTCGGCAAGTCGCCTTGACGAATCGCTACTGGCGTTGGGCGCGACCGAAGATGAAGCCGCCCTCGAAGAGCAGATTCGCCAACTGCAGCAGCAGCTCGCTGACATGCGTGACCGAAACATGCGCCGGCGTCAACTGTACCTGCAGTCGGATGGGGCGCGGAAATCAGCCCATAGCCTGCGCGAGACACTGGCGCAGCACCGGCTACGACTGGACGCCAAGCAAGCCCGCGAACGCGAACTCGGCGGGGCCGAAGACGTGAGCGCGCTGCAGGAGCGGATCGACGCCCACGAGCAGCGCATGGCCGAATACCAATCTGCCGTTGAAGTGCATGGCGATTACTATTCGCGCTGGCGGCAGTCCGATGCCTTACGCCAGTCCGCGAAAGACCTGCAGACGGCGTGGGAGCAACTGCAGTGGCAGGTTGAGGCGATTGACCGCCTGCCGATTAAGCTACTGGAGGGCGTCCCCCTCCCCATCCCCGGCATGCAGTTCTTCGGTAAGGACGGCGCCGACCTTTATCTGCCCGACGGTGACGCCTTGCGGAAATTTGATGCCTTCGGCGATGCCGATCAGATGCGGTACGCCGCGCGGCTGGCGATGGAGTTGGCCCCGATCAACCTGCTCATCCTGGACGGCGTAGAGCGCTGTGGCAAATCGCGCCGGCTGGAACTCTACCGCATGGCGGCAGAGGCCGGCTTCATCGTGCTCTCTACTCGCGTGACCGATGACCAGCGATTGATTGTCAGCCACTTCACCGCCGACACATTGACCGCCGATGCACCGCCGCCCTCCGGTCCCGATTGGGGAGAAGATCCGACCACCGACCAACCCACTCTTTTCACGGAATAGCGATGCGACACCGGGCCGGCGGTCTATCCGGCCACATTTCAACCCGGAGGATGAAACGATGGCAACCACAACCAATCAGGACCGCGCATTTCTCAACGACGTCATCGACAACGACGAATACGACGAACTGGCGATCACCTGCGACACCTGCGCCGGCGAACACACCGTCAACTGCGCCTGGTGTTCCGGTTCCGGCGAAGGCCAGCGTGAGGGCACGCTCTGCGGCCACTGTCGCGGCAAGGGTGAACTGCCCTGCCCTGACTGTGAGGACGGTCCGGACGGCAGCAACTACGACGAAGAAGCGGCCGGGCGCACGTGGAACAGCCGCCAGCGCGTCACGGCTTACCGTGAATACGGGATTGAGGTTTGACCATGCCCACCATCACTCACGCCGTCACCATCACCGACAAACTGCCTCTCGCGGCCAAATCGCTCCCCATGCGGGCGCGCGGCCTGCTGGTCATCATGCGCATGCTCGCACGCAACAGCGGCGAGATTTGCATGCGGCAGTGCGACCTCGCGGCCTATCTGGAGTACCGCACCGGCGGCGGGCATATCACGCGGATGATCCGCTTGCTGCAGGAGGCGGGGTTTGTGGAGGTATCACGGCGGCGGGGTGATGGGGCGCGGGTGAATCGGTATCGCGTCATTAAATAAACCGGAGCGCGCCTGATAACGCGCACCTGAAAGGAGCAACCAAACCATGCCGATCTATCGCATTAAACTCCGCGAGCAAGTCCTGCGGCTGTCGCACGTCATTGTCGAGGCCAAAGACATCTCGGCGGCACTAATTGCGACACGGAAAGCCTACGACCATTCTAGCGATGATCTGGGGGTTGTTTACGGTGAGGAGTGTGACCTTATCGGTATAGAACCCGGCGGCGAGTGCGAACTCAAGCCCGGAATAAAACCTCATATCATCGCGCAGGACGGGGAAACCGGCGAAGAGTTGGAGAGCGTGACGCGTACGACATGGGACGGTGAATCATTCGCTACTATCACGCGCCCGCCAGTCACGCCAGAATCACTGCTGGCAACCTGTCTAGGGGAGGAATAACCATGCCCGTCTATGTCACCACAGGCGACGGCGTCAGCGCTCCGCACTGCCTCACCTGCTCCGGTCTGGATGAGGCGAAAGTGACCGCCAAACGGCAGGGCGGTTATATCTGGCGCGAAGTAGACGGCACCGTCGAGGTGTGGAGCAACCTCGATTTGGAGGGGCTGTATGGCTGGGAGAACGCGCCTGCCGACATGGCGGCGTTCCTGCGAAAGAGCCGCTGACCAATCATCACCGGGGCGCGGCGGGAGACGCGCAGAGAGGTAAACCATGCAGAAGGTAGACGTTGACGAAGCCATCCGAGAAGCAAAGCGCTTCCTTGAATTAGCTGGGCAGTTTGAGCTATACGGCCATAATTCCCGATGGGCAGGGCAGGTTATCTCGCCTTCCCGCAAAAACGCGGCGATTCGCCGCGCCAGTCTCGACCTGACAAACGCTCTCGCGAAAATGCGCCGTAGCCAATAACACGATGCCTGCCGGCGGGCGCATACACCGGCAGCCCTGCATCATGCTCATACCGTGAGCAGGCTGGAGGGCACGAGGAGAGATGATGGACAACGGAGAGCAAACAACGATCACCGCACCGAAACGGCCGGTATTGCGCTACCACGGCGGCAAGTGGAATCTCGCCGAGTGGATCATTGCCAACATGCCGCCGCACCGTGTCTACGTGGAACCGTTCGGCGGGGCAGCGAGTGTGCTGATGCAAAAGCCGCGCAGCTATGCCGAGGTGTATAACGATTTGGACGGTGAGGTAGTCAACATCTTCCGCGTATTGCGTGATCCCGAGCAGGCGCGCCGGCTGGAAGATCTGCTTCGTTTGACGCCGTTCGCGAGGGACGAATACGAGATCGCGTACCAGCCTGTTGATGATCCGCTGGAAATGGCGCGCCGCACCGTAGTGCGCGCTTTCATGGGGTTTGGGTCCGCTGCTGTCACGGTGAGGCGTAGCGTCCGCAGCAAAGATGCCTGGAATACACCAGGTACCGGGTTTCGCGCGAACAGCAACCGCAGCGGTACGACGCCAGCGCATGACTGGGCGAATTTCCCGAAAGAGATTCAGGCGTTTTGTCTACGCCTGCAGGCGGTGGTGATTGAGAACCGCCCGGCGATTGACGTGATCACACAGCACGATAGCGAGCAGACACTGTTCTATTGTGATCCGCCCTACCCGCTCTCAACTCGTGATGCCGGCGCGGATTATGTCCACGAACTCACCGATGCCGACCATCGGGCGTTGAGCGCGACGCTGCATGGCGTGGCGGGCATGGTGCTGCTCTCGGGCTACCAATGCGAAATGTATACGGCACTGTATGCCGATTGGCCGCACGTGACAAAGGCGGCGCGGGCAGACGGGGCGCGGGCGCGCACCGAAGTGCTGTGGATGAATCCAGCGGCAGCCAGTCGTGCACAACGCTCACTTTTTGGAGGTGAGGAATGAGTAATCTCTACTACCTCGCCAGTCCCTACAGCCACGACAGCGCCGACGTGCGCGAAGACCGCTTCCACGCGGCCTGCGTCGCCGCGGCAGCGCTCATGCGGGTAGGCGTCAACGTCTTTAGCCCCATAGCTATTTCGCACCCCATTGCCACCATCGGCGGCATCGACCCGCACCACGAATGCTGGTGTGTGTACGACCTCTGCTACCTGCCGTTCTGCGCGGGCATGATCGTGCTGCAGCTTCCCGGCTGGATGGAAAGCCGTGGCATCGCCGGGGAGATCAGGGCGATGCGGGAGGCGCGCAAGCCGATTGTGTATGTCGGGCTGGATGATGTGATGGCGGCGCCGGGGCAGGTGAAGCGGGTATTGGAGGCGATGCGATGACTATCGGCTCCCTCTTTGCTGGTATCGGCGGCTTTGACCTGGGCTTTGAACGCGCCGGATTCTCAACGCGTTGGCAGGTGGAAATTGACGCGAAATGCCGGGAAGTGCTGGCGCGACGTTTCCCCGACGCGCAGCGCTATGAGGACGTGTGCGCGGTCCATGGCTATGACTTGGAGCCGGTGGACGTAATCACCTTCGGCTCACCCTGTCAGGACTTATCCGTGGCGGGAAAACGTGCCGGTTTTCAGGACGGCACACGCTCGAATCTCTTCTTTGAATCGACGCGCATCATGCGCGAAATGCGGGAGGCCACACATGGCGAGTATCCAACTTTTGCTCTATGGGAAAACGTCCCCGGCGCCCTCAACAGCGCTGGCGGGCGTGACTTCGCAGCAGTCCTCGATGAGTTGGCCGACTGCGGGGCGTTGGACATCGGATGGGCTGTGCTGGATGCGCAATATTTCCGAGTGGCGCAGCGACGGCGGCGCGTGTTCCTTGTCGCAGATTTTAGAGGCCAGCGTACCGCAGAAATACTCGCTTTCGCCGATGGCTTGTGCGGGGATTCTGCGCCGGGCCGAACGGCGAGGGAAGGAACTGCCGGCGACGTTGCGGGATGCCTTAACGCGAGTGGCAAATACGACCGAGGAGACGGGCAGCATTGTTCCTTCCTCGTAGCTGGCACTGTTTCCTCTAAATGGGCGAAGGGCACAGGGGGGCCATCGGGTGATGAGTGTCAAAACCTCGTAGTTCCCGCGCTTCCCGCCAGCGGTGCAGGCACGTCACGCACGGGAAATGAGCGCACGGAGGCGGAGATGTTGGTGTGTTTCCAGCAGAACCAGCGCGATGAAGTGCGCGACCTTCGCGGCGTGGCGGGGGCGCTGGCGGCTGAACCGGGAGCACACCAGCAGAATTATGTCGCTTGGCTTCCGCAGCGCGTTCGCATCCATGACGCCGAAGGGGTAGCACCAACGCTGGCATCCGAAGAAGGACGCGGCAATGGTGTTCCGACGATTGCATTTCAGCCGCGTTACTTCACCCGCGACAATAAGACGGGCAACGCTGAATCATGCAGCAGCGACGTGATCCCCGCGCTACGGGCAAGCAGTGGCGCGGGAGACAGCGAGACGCATGTCTGCCATGCCGTCTCCGTCTCCTTGCGCGGCCGCGAAGGCGGCGTCTCTGCGGAACTGCACGAAGGCACCGCCACGGCACTCCGTGCCAGCCAGGGGGGGAGCGACAAAGGCCATGTGCTGACGCGGATGCAGGTGCGCCGCTTAACGCCCACGGAATGCGCCCGTCTCCAGGGATTTCCCGACGACTGGAACGCCTGGCTGTCCGACTCCACGCGCTACAAGCAATTTGGCAACGCCGTCTGCGTGAACGTCGCGGAATGGCTCGGGCATCGGATGAAAACGGCACTGGAGGTGACCCGATGACCACCGACCTCATCGCCCAACTCACGCCGCATGTCATCACCTCCTGCCTCCGGGTGTACGCGACCGAGGAGCGTGCCGGGCGTCCGGTGCCTTCCCCGCGCGAGAAGGTTGTGAAGCTGTGCCGCGTCTGCGGACGGAAGGCGAAATCCAGCGGCTTGTGCCAGAACTGCCAACGCCGGAAACGGCTCTACGGCGACCCCACCCTCCGCATGCGCGGCGAGCGGGGGAAGGGGCGCCAACCGAAAGGAACGATCAATGCCTGACAATACCCGTATCGCCTGGTGCGATGCCACACTGAATCCGATCATCGGCTGCTCGAAGTGCAGCCCGGCCTGTGGGCACTGCTACGCTGAGCGCATGGCCGCCCGGCTGAAGCATATGCCGGCCACGCCGCAGTACCAGGGGCTCACCGATGCCGCCGGCCACTGGAACCGCACCTTCCGCCTCGTGCCGAAGGAACTGGAAAAGCTCGCATCCTGGAAGCGTGGCCGGCGCATCTTCCTCTGCTCGATGGGTGATCTCTTCCATGAAGACGTTGACCCCACTGATGTGGAGATGGTGTTGACAGCCTGCCTGGCCCATCGCCAACACACCTACCTCTTCCTCACGAAGCGGCCGGCGGTGATGCGTGACCACGTGCGCGCCTTCTGCGATCTGCTCAACATCATGCCGCCGCTCAACTGGTGGTTCGGCGTGACCATGGAAGACCAGCAGCGCGCGGATGAGCGCATCCCGATCCTGCTGGAGATCCCGGCGGCCGTCCGCTTCGTCTCCTGTGAGCCGCTGCTGGGGCCCATTGAGCTTGGCTGCGATGGTCCAGAGCTCGGCTGGGTGAACTACCTGCAACCCCCACGCCTGAACGGGGAGCAGATGCCCGGCATCGACTGGGTGATCGCCGGCTGTGAATCAGGCCCGAAGCGGCGCCAGAGTGAGGCGGCATGGTTCTACTCGCTGCTTGACCAGTGCCAGGCGGCTCACGTGCCGTTTTTCCTGAAGCAAATGGAGCAAGGCGGCGCGCTCGCAAAAGAGCCGTTCCTGCGTTCACGGCAGTGGTTGGAACTGCCGGAGGTGAAATGATGCCCTCTCCTTACCCAAAAAATCCAGACGATCTTATCGGCTACTGCCTGCACTGTCAGCGAAAAATGCGGCGGCGCGATGTGTCAGAAACGTGCGTCTGCGGCTGCAGAAAAGCCGCGCCGACGCTGCGTGTGGTTGAAGGGCTGCCGGCGGATTATTGCGCGCGGTGCGACCAGCGGGACGCGTGCGCCGTGGAGGTGCAATGATACATCACACCCGCCTGCGCGGCCTGAAAGAATTCACCCGGCTCTATGCCTTTAAACTGGTGTTGGAATACGCCGAAGCGTATGACCAGCAGCCGACGCACGCGCGCTATGAATCGTGGAAAGCGGCGGTGCGCTATCTGCGCGAAGTGACGATGAAAGAAGGGAAGTAAAATGGCCTGGATTACCGTCCATCAAAACTTGATGACACACCAGAAAACGCTGCGGGTTGCCGATCTGCTGGATGTGCCGGCCGCCTATGTCACGGGGTGCATGGTGACGCTGTGGTGCTGGGCGCTTGATAATGCGCCGGATGGCCGCATTACCTGCACGGCGCGCGCGTTGGCCAAGGTCGCTGGGTGGGAAGGAAAACGCCCGACCACTTTCGCGGATGCCCTGGAGACGGCAGGCTTCCTGGATCAGGTCGATGGCGGATGGATCATCCATAATTGGGAAGACTATGCCGGCCGCATGATGGATAAGCGTGACGCGAACGCCGAGCGCATGCGCGTGGTACGTGCGCGCAGAAAAGCAGAACGTGACGCGATACGTGCTGGTAACGTGCGCACCACGTGCAGCGAACGTGCAGGGGCTACAGTACAGTACAGTACAGTACCTATAGATAATACCGGAGAGGATACTACGGTACCAGATCCCCCGCCCCCCACCGACGCGCCTCCGGCCCCCCAGGAAAGTGACGGCTTTCTCAATCCGCTGCTCCGGCAGGGGTGTCGGTATCCGAAGCTGCGCCAGACGTGCCTCAAGCTCGCGGAGACGTTCCCGGTGATGCTCTACCCCTACGCGCCTGGCGCCGACTATCAGCCCGCCTTCACGAACGCCGAGAAAGCCCTCGGGGTGTTGGCGGCCTCCTGCCGGGAGTTGGAGCGCGACTGGCTGGAATACCTGCTCCCCTACCTGTGCCGGGGAAAGCTCGCCGCGGCGCTGGAGCGCTCCATGGAGGGCAACAACACCCGCCCGTATTACGAACTGCAGAACCAGATCGCCTACGCCGTCCAGCAGGCCGGGGAAGACGTGCAGCGGAAGCGCACGGCCACCGAGCGCGCCGACACCCAATCGAGACGCACCCGCGCCAGCATGGGCGCGATTGAAATGTGAGGAGAATTATGACCGACGACCCCCTCGACAAAATACCGCCACAGTCCCTGGAGGCCGAACAGGCCGCCCTCGGCGCGATGCTGCTGGACGTGGAAGCCATCGACACCGCGGCCACGCTGCTGCGGGAAGAGGACTTCTACCGCGAAGCGCACCGCACGCTTTTTCGTGGGATGCTCGACATGCGCCGCCGGCAGGATCCGGTCGACCTGATCACCTTCGGCGTCTACCTGCAGGCCCGTGATGAGCTGGAGGCCTGCGGCGGCACGCTCTACCTGACGACGATCATGTCGCAGTGCCCGACGGCCGCCGGCATCGGCAAATACGCGACGATCATCCGCACCCGCTCCCAGCAGCGGCAACTCATCCGCGCCGGCTCGGAGATCATCAGCCTGGCCTACCAGAGCGAGCGCGACATTGACGAGGTGCGTATCGAGGCCGAAGCGCTGGTGATCGCGGTCGGGGAGCGCACGGCGACAAAAGGCCCGCGGCTGCTACAGGACATCAGTCGCGATCTCTTCGCCCGGCAGGAGGACGCGCTGGCCACGGATGAGGAGATCGGCTTCCGCACCCCCTGGGAAGCGCTCAACCGCATCCTGCGCCCCATCTGCCCAGGCCAACCGGTGGTGATCGGCGCGCGCCCCGGTATGGGAAAGACGACTTTCGGCCTGCAGTGGGCGGATTATCTCGCCAAGCAGGGGATCCCGGGCTTGATCTTCAGTCTCGAGATGGAAGAGGGTGAGTTAACCATGCGCGAGATGCTGGCCTACATGCCAAGCTATTGCGCCGAGCACTTGGAAGACCTCGACTACTGCCGGGAAAACGAAGGGGTGATGATCGAGTTTGGCCGCGCAGTCGAACAGACCTGGGAGCTGCCGCTCTTCATCGACGACCGCCCTGCCCGCTCGATTGACGCCCTCGCCGCGGAAGTGCGTCGGACGCACCGGGAATCGCTGAAACGGGTGAAGGCGCGGTTGGGCTGGGTGATGCTCGACTTCATGCAGCTCGTGGAACCGCAGGAGCGCCGGCGCGGGCAGAACCGCACCAACGAGATCGCCGAGTGCATGAAAGGCATCGCCGCGCTGGCGAAAAATGAGCACCTGCCGGTGATTGCCCTCTCGCAGTTCACCCGCGAAGTGGAAGCGGAATCGCCCTACCGGCCCGACCTGATGAAATACTTCCTCGACGGCGGCGCCATCGAGGCCCTCGCGCACCGGGCGCTGTATCTCTACAAGCCCGGCCACTACGGGGATGAGGAAATCGTGCGCGCCTTCTGCCGCGACCACGACCTGGCCAAGTACCTGCTGAAGATGGGCGGCGCCGCCCTCGAGGAGTATGCCCGCCCCCTGCGCGACGTGCTGGAGGTGGGGATTATCAAACAGCGGAGCGGGGCGCCACGCAGACGCTGTTGTCTGCACACCGACTTTGCCCACTACCGGATCAGCGATCTGGAGGGCTACGAACGACGGGCGCTCGCGGGAGAGCGCGAAGGGAGCGAGGAATGAGTAAAGGCCGTGCCGCCTTCATGGCGATGACGATGCTTGCCGCAGGCGCGGGCATTGACTTCTCCGACGGCCGCTGCCCCACCTGCGGCTACAAGCTGCTGGCGAGTGGCCGCTGCCTGACGTGCGAACATACCCGCCCTGCCGAAGAGGTGAAGCCTTTGCCGCCCGCTCCGACGAAAGACGCGCTGGCACGGGCGAGGGAGATGGGGAGAGCGGCGGGGCGGAAAGGGGGGAAGCGATGAGTACGCTACACGTTTACCGAGATGACTACACATGGTTTGTCGCAGAGTCAATGGACGATCTCTGTGCATTGCAGCAGGAGGAATGCGGCACGGAAGAAGGCGTTGATTTTGAGAGAACGGACTTCCGCATACTGGATGATTCCGAGAAGATCACGATCTCTGATGAAGACGGTACCAACGAAGTCACACTAACCGCTGCTGAATGGTGTGCCAAAAACGGACGCGGTATTCTCTGTTCTACCGAATGGTGAAAGGCTGGAAGGGATGACCGACATCACCGCCTGCCCTGGCACGAACTGTCCGCTTGCCGCCCGTTGCCATCTCACGCACTACCAGCGCGCTTACGGGCAGCGGTGGTGGGAGCGCCACACGATCACGGCGACTATTCAACCGGCTTATGACCAGGCTGTCCAAGCCTGTCCGAATTTTGAGGAGGAGAAACCGTGAAAGTCATCGAGCAGAAATTAATCAAAGATCGCCAGCCGTCGAAGCTGGAAGAAACCTTCCGTCGGGCACTGGTCGGACCCGGGCATGATCTCCCGCGCCCGCAGATGGAGTACCGCTTCATCCTGGCGTTGCCGGAGGGCGAGCAGCGCTACTACCTCACTCCGAAGACACGCAAGCCGCGCCAGTGGGCCTTCGACTTCGCCTGGATCGCGTACCACGTCGCGGTGGAGATCGACGGCGGCATGTTCATGGCCTCCGGCGGCCGCCACAATTCCGCCGTCGACCGAGCGAAGATGGCGGCCGCTGACCGACTCGGCTGGATGGTGCTGCACTTCACCGCGCCGGAGCTGCGCAACTCGCGGAACTGCATTGAACAGGTGCGGGCGGCGCTGTTGGCGCGCGGGTGGAAGGAGGGGAAGGAGGGGAAGGGTGGTTGACTTCATCGCCCTTGTCCGCTGCAAGTGCGGCCGCAAAACCGGCACCTCCATCACCGGGGAGATCACCCCGTGGATGAAGCACGAGTGCCAGCATTGCAAGGCAACATTTTTGTGGCGCGTGACGGCTGATGGACTCGAAACCCGCTGCCTGGAGCCGCTGCCCACTCGGCGTATTGACAAGGGAAAAGTCGGGGTGTAGGATAGCAATGGATTAGCTTACATAAGTTTCGCGGTATGGCCGCCCGTCCACTGTGACGGTGCGGCCTTTTTTGTTTTGGTGGCCATGATGCTGACGCCGAAAAAACGCCTCTTCGCCAAGGAGTATATCGTTGACTTGAATGGCACGCAGGCCGCCATTCGGGCGGGGTACAGCACGAAGACAGCCTCCTCGCAGGCTGAACGCCTGTTGAGGGATGTTGATGTACAGGCGGCGGTGCACCAGGCCGTGCAGGCGCGGGAACGGCGCGCGGAAGTCACGGCGGACCGTGTGGTCACCGAACTCGCGAAACTGGGCTTTGCCAGCATGCTGGATTACATCACCGTGCAGCCTGACGGGACGGCGGTAGTGAGCCTCTCGACACTCACCCGCGAACAGGCTGCCGCCATTCAGGAGATCACCGTCGAGGAATATACCGACGGCAAGGCCGGTGAGGCCCGCCCCGTGAAGCGGGTCCGCCTGAAGCTGGTGGACAAAAAAGGCTCGCTCGAGCTGCTCGGCCGGCATCTCGGCATCTTCAAAGAGCAGTTCGGCCCGGTGGTCAATGTGAATATCGCGCATGAGCATGCCCTTGCCGAGTTGGAGTAATGGATGATCACGAGAAAGCCATACGGCAACGACTCAAAGACGACTTCGCGCACTACGCGGCGCGGTGCTTAAAGATTCGCAGCAAGAGCGGGGCCATCCTCCCCCTCACGCTGAATACGGCGCAGATGCACCTTCACAACCGCATAGAGCAGCAGCGAACACGGATTGGCATGGTTCGAATCCTGGTCCTGAAAGGGAGGCAGCAGGGGTGCTCCACCTACACCGAGGGGCGCTTCTATCACCTGGTCACCCATCGCTTCGGGGTCAGGGCCTTCATCCTGGCGCATGACCTGGACTCCTCGAAGACCATCTTTGAGATGGTGGAGCGCTTCCAGGTGCATTGCTCCCCGCTGGTGCGGCCGCTGGCCGGCACGAGCAACGCCCGCGAGCTGGTCTTTCCCCGCCTCGACAGCGGCTACGAAGTCGCAACGGCGGGCAACAAGGCGGCTGGCCGCTCAAAAACAGTCCAATATTTCCACGGCTCGGAGGTGGCGTTCTGGCCGAATGCCGAGCAGCATCTCCGCGGCGTGCTGCAGACGATCCCCCGCGAGATCGGCACCGAGGTGATCCTTGAGAGCACGAGCGACGGACCGCAGGGTGTCTTCTACGACATGTGCACGGCCGCCGGCCGCGGTGACGGTGAGTACGAGCTGGTCTTCATTCCCTGGTACTGGGATAGCGGGTATCGCACCGAGGTGCCGGCCGACTTTCAGCGCACCGCCGAGGAAGAGGCCTACGCCGACAAGTACGGCGTCGACGACGGACAACTCGCCTGGCGCCGGCTGAAGATCATCGAGCTGCAGGGGGTGGAAGGCTTCCAGCGTGAGTACCCCGCGGACATCGAGGAAGCCTTTGAGGCGCCCGCCGAAGGGGCGCTCTGGACGCCGGAGATGATCAAAAGCACCCGTGTGGCCGCGGCGCCGCATTTCTCGCGCATCGTGGTCGCCATCGACCCGAGCGTCTCCCGGTCGGAGAAGTCCGACGAGTGCGGCATCGTGGTCGCCGGGATCGGCAGCGACGGGCACGGCTATGTGCTGGAAGACCTGACCAGCGTCATGCCGCCCCATCTCTGGGCCAGCCGGGCGGTGCAGGCGTATCACCAGTGGCAGGCCGACCGGATCATCGGCGAGGTGAACAACGGCGGGGATCTCGTCGAGATCAACCTGCGCACCGTCGATGAGAACATCCCATACAAGGCCGTGCATGCCAGCCGCGGGAAGCGGACCCGCGCCGAGCCGATCGCTGCGCTCTATGCCCAGGGAAGGGTGCACCACGTGGGCACCCATACCGCGCTCGAACGGCAGATGACCACGTGGGAACCGAAGAGCGCGACCTACTCTCCGGGGCGGATCGATGCCATGGTGTGGGCGATTAGTGAACTCATGCTCGAGCCGCAGGGCTCGTATTTCGAGAGGCTGTAGATGAACGTCTGGCAGCATATCACAACTTGGGTACGGAAGAGCGTTGACGCAGGCGCGGTCTCGATCATCGCCGGGCTTGCGAAGGCGCGCTGGCGCTCGACGAGTTACGCCGCCTACGCCGAGGAAGGCTACCAGACGAACGTCTGGGTCTTCCGCAGTCTCTCCCTGCGCGCGCTGGCTCTCGCGGGGTTGAATTGGAAGCTGCTGCGCCGGGGCAGCAAGCCCGACGACACGACCGAACTGACCGACCACCCGCTCCTCACCCTCATGCGCCGGCCGAATCGGCAACAGGGCTGGGCGTCGTTTGTGCAGCGTCTCTCCTTGCATCTGGACCTGGACGGCAACGCCTTCCTCGCGTTCATTGGCTCGGACGACGGTGGCACCGGTATCCCGCGGCTGGCCTATGCCTTGCGGCCGGATATCGTGCGCGTGGCGGCCGGCACGCAGCTCGGGGATCCGCGCACGTTCCATTACCAGCCGGTCGGCGGCACCATCACGACCTACGCTGACGAGGTCATCCTGCACCTGTGGCACGAGAACCCGCTCAACGAGTTGCGCGGTATGCCGCTCATTCAACCCGCCGCCCGCTCGGTAGACATCGACAATGCCGATCGCTCCTACCGCTACAACCTGCTCAAGAACAGCGGGCGCCCTTCCGGCATCTACCGCGTGCCCGGTTTCCTCTCGCCGGATGCCAAGGCCGACCTGAAGGCCCAACTCAAAGAGGATATGCAGGGACCGGAGAACGCCGGAAATCCATTGCTCGCCCAGGGCGGGGCCGAGTGGCAGCAGATCAGCCTCAACCCGAAAGAGCTCCGCGGGGGCGGCGACTATGACGCCGCGCGCGAGATTGCCCAGGCCTCCGGCGTGCCGGATCAGCTCATCGGGATCCCCGGCTCCAGCACATTTGCCAACTTCGAGACGGCCATCAAGCATTTCTACACCGGCACGATGATTCCGCAGGCCGAATACGTCCGTGACGAGTTCAACAACTGGCTCCTTCCCCGCTATGGCGATGACCGCCTCTACCTGGACTTTGACCGCGATGCCATCCAGGCGCTGCAGGAAGACCAGACCGGCGTCGTCACGCGCATGGCGGCCGCCTGGTGGAAGACCATCAACCAGAAGCGGGAAGCCACCGGCGACGATGCCGTCGATGGCGGGGACGTGCTGATGGTCCCGAGCACCCTCATTCCCTTCGATCCGAATGAGACGGGAGGGAATGTCTGATGTGTCTCTCCTGCCCGCACGAGCGCTATACCGCCGCCTCCCTCGCCCGCTTCCAGGTGAAGGCCTCCGAGCCGCTGCCGCCGCCCGGCAACCCGCCGAGCTATCCGGCCTACCTGAAGCCGATCCCGATTAACACGCGGCCGGTGCTGCCCGTGCTGGAAGGCCTGCTTAACAAGTATGTGCCCGGCGCGGCGCGCTTTCTCTATTCCACCTGGACGGCCGAGGAGTCAGCGCTCAAGTATCAGGAGATCTCGAACGCCATCCGCGACGGCGAGTTTGCCGAGGACGTGCTCACCCGCTTCCGGTTGCGCTACGCCGCCTACGTGACGAAGCATCTCGAACCGGTGTGGCGTGCGGGCATCGCCGAAGTGGCCGCCGGGGTGCAGACAGGGCGTCTCGTGCCGAGCATGGCCCAGGAGTATACCGGCAGTCGCATCGCCGCCTACCTCGACCGCAGTGGCGGCAAGCTCATCAAGTATCTGGAAGGCGAGCAGCGGGCCGCGCTCCGCGCCGTCGTGCGGCACTACACCGTCGAGCGCCCGGTGAGCACCGAGGAACTGGCGCGGTATCTGCGGCCGCTCGTTGGCCTCACGAAGGACGGCGCCGCCCGTGTGGTCGCCTACCGCGACGAGTTGCTCGATCAGGTGCGCGCCGGCCAACTCAAGCCCGCCCGCGCCGAGCACCTGGTGCAGAACTACTCCCACTTCCTGGAACGGCGCCGGGCGAACGTCATCGCCGTGACCGAGACGACGAACGCCTTCAACGATGGCAGCCTGACCGCCGTGCAGGACGCCCAGGCGCAAGGCTACTTCCCCGGCGACGTGGTGAAGCAGTGGCTCACCCGCGAGGATGAGCGCGTCTGTTCGACCTGCGGCCCGCTGGATGGGAAGACGGCGCCGGTGGATCAGCCCTTTCCCGGTGGCCTCGAGCGGCCGGGCGCGCATCCGGTCTGCCGCTGCGCGCTGGTCTACGAGGCGCTGGTGGATACCCGTGACGAAGGAGCACAAGCCGCATGAGCACCCTCACGAAAATCATGGCGCTCGACGTGAAAAGCGTCGGCGAAGATGGCACGTTCACCGGTGTGGCCAACATGACCGGCATCGTTGACCTCGGCGGGGACATCATCCACGCCGGGGCCTTCACAAAGACGCTCACCGAAAAGGGTGGGAAGGTCTATCTCTTCGCCGACCACAGCGGCACGATGGAAAAGCGCGTCGGGCTGGTCGAGCTGCAGGAGATCAACGGCGCGCTCGAGGTGACGAATGGCGTCTTCAACCTGGCGAAAGCCGCCGGCCAGGAGGCGTATGCCGATGCCAAGTTCTACCACGCGCACGGCATCCCGCTCGGCCTCTCCATCGGCTACCGCATTCCGGCGGGGAAGTCGTACCGGAAAGACGGCACGCGCCACATCACCGAAGTGCAGCTCGGGGAGGTCAGCATCGTCGCCTTCCCGATGAATCAGCAATCACAAATCACGGGGGTCAAAAGCATGACAACTACCGCCTTTGAGGAGGCGCTCGGCGTGAAAGCCGTCGACCTGATGGCCTCCTTCGAGAAAGAGCAACAGCGCCGGGTGCTCAACGAGCAGCGCTGGAAGCTGGAGGATGCCTTGAGCACCTTCCAGCGCAAGCTCATCCAGAATGCCGCGCTCACCGCCGACGCGAAAGTCCAGGCGATGGGCGAGGCCATCGACCAGTACAAAGCCCTCATGCTGGCCTGGTTGGCCCAGTACCTGGCGCTCGACGCGGATCCCGTGGCCGACGCTCAACTGGCCGACCCGCGCCCGCATGATACCAAAGCGCTGAACGGGAAGGCGGATGGCAACGAGCCGGGCGAGGAGCCCACTCCAGCGGCCGACGGCCCCACCAGCGAGGCGCTCACCCTGGCGGCCTGTGCCGCCAAACTCGACGCCACACTCACCTATGCGAAAGGGGTTCTCTGATGGAACTGAAAGACTTGTTTGCGAAGATCGAAGCGCTGCAGCAGACCCTGCAGGGCTATGGGCAGAAGGCGGAAACCTTCGTCACCGCCCAGGCGATCACCGACCTGAAGGCCGAGCTCACCGGGCTGTATGAGCAGCTCGATGCCAAGCTGGCCGCCAAGGCTGCCCCGCCCGCTGCCCTGCCTGGCGAGGTCGCCATGGCGGCGGAAGTGAAGGCCTTCGACCAGTTCCTGCGTGGCCGGCTCTCCCTGGAGGGCTACAAGGCCGCGCTGGACGCCTCCCTGACGGATGAGCAGAAAGCGCTCTCCGTCGACGCCAGCGACGGCGCGGTGCTCATCCCGACCACGATCTCCTCGACCATCATCGAGCAGATTGTCGCGATCTCCAACTTCCGCGAGTTGGCGGATCAGGAGACCATCGACGGCGACACGCTGGAAGAAGCGGTCGAAACCGGCAGCTTCGGTTTTGGCTGGATCGCCGAGCGCGGCTCCCGCACCGAGACCGCCACCGGCGACTTCTCGGCCATCACCATCCCCACGCACTCCTGGTATGCCCAGCCGGGTACGACCAACAAGCGCATGGCGATGAGCACCTTCGACCTCGCCGGGTATTACACCCGCAAGGTCACCGAGGCGAAAGCCAAGGGCGAAGGCACGGCCTTCATCGGCGGCAGCGGCAAGGGCCAGCCCTGGGGCATCATGACCCGCACCCCCGGCGCCACCCTAAAAACCGGGAAAGCCGACGGCTTCGCGGCATCGGCCCCGGCGGATTGCCTGTGGCGCACCGCCTACGCCATCGATGAGACGCTGCTCAATGGGGCAGCGTGGCTCATGCGCCGTGCCACCGAGCTCGAGATCCTGCTGCTCAAAGACGGCCTCGGCCGTCCGCTGTGGCAGGCCAGCCCGAACCTCGCCGGCGGCGTGCCCAACACGCTCTGCGGCTTCCCGGTGAAATACATGCCGGACATGCCCGCCTTCGGCGCGAGCGCGAACGCCATCGCCTTTGGAAACTGGCGCGAAGCCTACAAGATCGTCGACACCCGGCGCACAACCGTCATCCGCGACAACATCACCGTCAAGGGCTGGACCCTCTTCTACACGGAAGGCGAAGTCGGCGGCGATGTGAAGCGCGCCGAGGCGTATGCCGTGCTGCAGGTGGCCGCCTAACCGAGACGGCCTGACTCACCCATTGTGATGAAGGGAGAACGAACGTGAAGAACCTGAAGAAAGAAATTGCCCAGGTGCTCCTGCTCGAGCCGCAGGATCTGGCGCACACCGATACCGCCACCGCATGGCTCGACACCCTGGGCTTCGAGGGGGCGACCCTGTCGGCCGTCATTGGGGCGCTCACGGGCTCCGACGGCTCCAACTACCTGACGCCGGTGTTGCAGCACAGCGACACCACGGCAGCCACCGCGGCGGAAGCCGTCGCCGCGGCCGACATCGAAGGCGCGTTCACGAAGGTGGATGCCGCCAACGAAGACAGCCTCATCCAGACCGTCGGCTACGTCGGGGCCAAGCGCTACGTGCGCATCAACTTCGACTACACCGGCACGGGCATCTCGGCGGGCATCGTGGGCGCCTACGGCACCCTCGGCCATGCCAGCCGCCGCCCGGCTGTCGCGCCGGCTGCTGTCGCCGCCACCTAATGGCCATGGGGATGATTCCCCAGAAAGGAACACGACCATGGCGAAGATCCAATTGATCGACGGGGGCAACAGCCTCCTGCTGGTCAAAGACGATAACACCGAAGTCCAGTTCACCGCCGCGCAGATCGAGGTGATCCTCAACGGCATGGGCACGGATGACATTGCCAACGGGGCGGTCACCGCCGCCAAGTTGGCGACGAACGCCGTCGAGACGGAGAAAGTCAAAGACGGCGCCATCACGGCGGGAAAAACAGCCACGGCAGTGCAGGCGAGTCTCGGCAAAGCCGACAGCGCCGTGCAGCCGGCGTCCATCGTCAACGTCATCAATGCGCTGGCGGCCGGCGTGAAAGTGGCGTCTGGCGTGGCCAACGTCACCGGCAGCGCCGATGTGGACACCGGACTGGCGACCGTCACGAAAGTGATCGTCAGCCTTGGTGTCGCGCCGGACGCCAACACCGCGCTCGTTGCGGCCGTCCTGGGCGGCACGGCGGGGCACGTTACCATCACCGCCTATAAGTTCGATGGTGACGCGGCAATCACCGCATCCACCACAGCCACGGCCGTGCATTGGATTGCGTACGGCACGTAAGGGCACGCGCCGGGCGGGGATCGACACCCCGCCCGGCACCCAAGGAGCACGATCATGCGCATCCGCATGTTGCAAACAGTCTACCTGCCGGCGGGCGAATCGATGACCGTCTCCCCGAAAGTGGGGCGGGCGCTCATCGCCGCGAAGCAGGCGGAAGAGGACAAGGCCGACAACCCGGTCACCGAGGTGAAAGATGGGTCTGGTACTGCACACGGCGCCGGCAGCGGACGCCGTGAGTCTCGATGAGCTGAAGAGCGAACTCCGCATCACGCATGCGAGCTTCGACACCGACCTCCGGCGGAAACTCCGCGCGGCGATCGGGCGCGTCGAGACGGTCCTCGGGCGGAAATGCATCACCCAGGTCTGGGACTGGACCGTTGGCGATCTCACGACGATGGAAAAAAATCGGGACGGGCTGACCTTCATCCGCCTGCCCCATCCCCTCCAGACGGTGAGCGGCCTCTGGGCGCGAGATTATGCCGTCGGTGACGTGCTCGTGGGCACACCCATCCTGGACGAGGACGACGCCGTGATCGGCAACACCCTCTACGCCTGGGATGCCGATGCCCAGCCGGGGCGGCTGTTTCGCAAGCCGGGGCAGGTGTGGCCGACCAGTCCGAGCTACTACGGCTACCGGATCCGCTACGTCGCCGGCTATGGCGACGCCGCAACCGCGGTGCCGGAGATCGTCCGTGATGCCATCATGCGCACGGCCGTCACCCTGTACCGGCAACCGGAGGATGCTGTCACGGGCACCATTGCCAGCTCCCTGCCGCTCGATACGCTGGAGCTGCTCCAGTCCAGCGGTGAGATGGTGTATTCCCTGTGAGGTAAGACATGGCCAATCCGCACTACAACACGCCGGTAATCGTTGAGCAGGAAGGGACAACCCCGCGCCAGTGGGGCCCGGCCTGGTCCGACGTTGCCGATGTAGAGGACCTGCCGGGCGCCAGTCAGTTCATGGCCGGCCACCAGGTGGTGAAGCGGCGGTACCGCGTGCGCGTGCAGTGGCGTCCCGATGTCGCGCCCGTCGAAGGGATGCGCATCTCGACAGCGGACGGGGAGGTGCTCGGCGTCATCCAGCACGCCACCCGTGGCAAGACGGACCCCGTCGAGATGCTCGTCGAGGAGGTGCGGCCATGAGACTGACGACCAAAGTCACGGGTGGCACGAAGCTCGACCGGGCACTCGCCCGCCTTGGGGATCAGGGGCGCTATAACAAAGTCGCCAACGCCGCCGCCCTGCGCATCCACAAAGGGGCGGTTACGCGGGCGATGCGACTCCCCAAGCACGCGGGAAAGAACGCCACACAGGAAGGGCGGATGTATAACAAAATCGTGCCGGAGTTCGACCCGGCCACGCACACCGCCCGGGTGGTCAACTACGCGCCGTATGCCGTCTATGTCGAGTTTGGCACCGGCCAGCGCGGCGCGGGCGAGGCACCGGTGGGGGGCGGCCCGAAAGCCGAGCTCCCCGACGGTGCGAGCTATAACATGGACTGGCCGGGCATGGCGGCAATCCCGCATATGCACCCGGCGGCTGAAGAGGAGCGCCCGCGCTTTGCGGCCGAACTCACGGAAGCCATGCGGAACGCAGCACGAGGAGCGGCGTGATGGCGAAATTGCTCACCAAAGCTATCCGCGCTGCCGAGCTCACGCGAGCCCGCGGGGCGGTGATTATTCCGCACGATGGTGCGGACGTCGTCGTCCCCGTCTATACCACGCCGCCGCTGCGGCCAGCGTATCCCTATTGCATCGCCGCGCAGACGACCGGCGTGCCCTGGGACACCCTCAACGGGCCGGGGCAACGGGTTACGTCCACCTGGACGGTCTTCACGGATCGTGTGGACGATGACGACGCCGAACAGTTGGCGATCATGGACTGTCTGAAGCAGCTCCTGACGGGCACCCCGTTCGAGCTGTCGGCCGCCGGGATCTGGATCTCGCCGGCTACGTGCGAGTTGGATGAAACGTTTCCGGGCATCCGCGAAGGCATCCGCCAGGGGGTGCTCCGGTTCGCCTATGAGGCCAACGAGGAGTAAGTACCATGGGAAAAACCAAGGGCATTGGCAACATCTGCTATGTCGAGATCGATGGTACGGTGGTCGGCGCGGCCACCCAGTTCCGGCGCACGAGCAAAAACAACCTGCTCGATGCCGGCGATCTCGCGGCCACGAAAGAGCAGCGCGATTATGGGTTGGATGATGTCTCCTTCTCCATCTCTGCGCTGCACACCGATGACGATGCCGCCCAGTCGGCACTCGTCACGGCGCAGGCCAATCACCAGACCGTCACGGCGCACGGCGTCTTCGGCGGTCGCACGTTCTCGGACGTGGTCTGCATCGAAACCATCGACCTGCAGGCGCAGAAGGGGCAATACGCCACCTACGAAGCGACCCTGCAAGGCTCCGGCGCTTAATCCCAGGGCTGCACGCGCAGCCACACATTGAACACGAAAAAGGAGTGTGAACCATGGCAGCCCGTACCCCGCAACTCATCAAAGTGGAAGGCACCGAGCCGACCTTCGTCACGCCGGAGGCCGGCGGTGACACCTTCGTGAACGCCGGGCAGACCATCCTCGAGGTGGTCAACGGCTCCGGCGGCGCCATCACGGTGACCATCGCCGCATCGGCCAGCGCCCAGCAGGGCTACACCGATTCGGTGGCCATTGCCATCGACGCCGGCGACCGCAAGGTGATTGGCCCGTTCCCGCCGTCGCGCTTCGGCTCCACCGTCTCGGTGGCCTGGTCGGCCGTCACTGACGTGACGGTGGCCGTGCTGAAACTGGCGTAAGGTCTCGCGCGGGGGGAGGGATCACCTCTCCCCGCCTGTGCTCTGGAGGGTACATCCGTGAAGGTTCCGCTGATGCTGGCCGATGGGCCGCACACCCTGTGTTTCGATTTCGGCGCGGTGGCCGTGCTGGCCCGTGACCATGGCCTCAACATGGAGGCGCTCTTCGCGCTGGTCAACTCGACGGGCATTGAGGAGACGACGGCGCAGATCGTGCCGCTGCTGCGCGCCGCGCTGGTGCATGAGACCGACGACCAGCCGCGTGATGAGCGGACCCTCAAAGGCCTGCTCCGCGGCGTGGGCGTCTTCTACGTGATCACCCAGGTGCGCACGGCGATGACCGCGGCGTTTCATGACCCTTTTTCCGTCCCCGCGGCCGTCGACGCCGTAGTGTCCGCGGGAGTGGATGGGACTTTGCCGAGTGCCGCGAGCACGCCCTCGCCTTCCTCGGTCAATCCCTCGGCAGTTTCCGGCGCTTGACGCCCGCCGAGTATAACGTATTGGCCGCCGCGCACAACGCGCGACAACGGGGCGAGGCGGCCCAGCAGAAGGTCACGGATTATCGCGTCGGCCTGCTGTTGCTCGCCCAGGGTATCAAGGCCGAGGACGTTGACGAATGGTTGCCCGGCTGGCGCCGGAAACCCCGGCAAGCCAGCGAACCGGAGATCGCTGATCTCATGGCGCAGGCACGGGCAATGGAGGCCGCGCGGCAAGCCGCCGCGCAGGGAGAGACAGATGGCGGGTGAGGTCGTTGTAGATCGCCTCGTGACCGAGGTCACCGCAGATGCGTCGGGGCTCCTCCGCACCTACCAGGATGCGAAGCAGGAGGCCGCGGCGTTTAAGCGCACCCTGGAGGCCCCCGTCAACCTGAAAACCTACACGTCGCTGGAGGCCGAGCTCAAGCGCCTGCAGGACTCCGCCCAGGCCACGCGCACGAAATTGCTGCAGGTGACCCCGGGAAGCGCGGAAGCGCAGAAGCTCGAAGCTGAGCTCGGGGACGTGCAGCATCGGCTGCAGCTTGTCGCCCAGTCCGCCGACCACGCCAAGCAACGCCTGCAGGCGATGGCGTCGTTTCGCCCGACGGGCATGGCCGGCGGCGTGGCACGGCTCAACGGGGCCATCGATCAGGGGCAGATGGCCTATCAACAAGGCTTCGGTCAGGTCGGCCAGATGGCCAGCGGCGCCGGTACCGGCATGATGGTCGGCGGCGTGGGGCTGCTCATGGCCGGCAAGTATTTCACCGATGCCGCCGCGGCTGCCGTCGAAGCGGAATCGCTCTTTGAGGTGACCTTTGCCGAGAACGCCGCCGCGGCGCGTACCTGGTCGGACTCCCTCGCCGAAGACTACAAGCGGAACGCTTACGCGCTGCGCGGCTATGCCGGCTCCTTCGCCGCCGTCCTCAAGCCCTCGCTCGGGCTGGAGAATGCGACAGCGATGTCGGAGACGCTCACGAAGCTGGCGTATGACATCGAGTCCTTCCGCAATATCCCGATCGGCGACGTGCAGCAAAAGCTCATGTCGGGCATCTCCGGCGAACTGGAGCCCATGCGGGCGCTCGGGGTGGACCTTTCGCAGACGGCGCTGAAAGCCGCGGCGGCCGCCCATGGCATCGCCGGCTTCTCCGAGGCGAGTGATGAGGCGACGAAGCGCATTGTTCGCTACTACGCCATCCTCGACCAGACCGTTGACGCCCAGGGGGATGTCGCCCGCACGATGGATTCCCCGACGAATAAAGCCCGCGCGCAGAAAGAGCAGTGGGAGCAGCTCCGCGTCGAACTCGGCAAAGAGCTCATCCCGGTGTATGACCGCCTCCTTGATACGACCGGGAAAGCGATCAAATTCATCACCGGCTTGACGGATGCACAGAAACACACCCTGGTGAGTGTGCTCGAATGGGCGGCCGGCATTCTCATCGTGGGCGGCGGGCTCGTTAAGCTCGGGGTCTTCGCCGCGCAGGCGGCCTTCTTTATTCGCGCGCTGCGCCTCGCCCGACTGGAGGATGCCGCCGCCGCCGAAGTCGAAGCGGCCGCCACCGCGCAAGTCACCGGTGCCCAGGTCGCCAACCGTGGTGCCGCCTCCGGCCTGATGGGCGCACTGGGCCGCCTGCACCCGGTGCTCATCGCCATCACCCTTGCTGTGGCCGCGGGGGCGGTCGCTTGGGCGCTCTATAAGGCGAAGCAGGAGGAAGCCGGGAAGAAACTCCGCGGGACGGCCGAACTAGCGCAGCAGCAGTCCAAACACTTCGACAGCCTGGTCGCCACACTGGCCCGAGTGGGCGCCGAATACGATACCCTCTCGGGGCAAGAGAATACAACCGCCGTCGATACCGAGAAGCTCGCGCAGACGAAAGAGCACCTCTCCGAGTCGATTGACGCCGTCGCCCGCATGATGGGCCTGGAAGGCGATGCCGCCAAGTATTCGACGGATAAGTACAAAGATCTGCTGAAGGTCGCGAAGGAATACACGAAGCTGCGCTATGATGCCGCCGTCTCCTCGAAAGCGGCGGAAGTCTCCGACCTGCAAGGTGAAGTGGGACAGGCGTACAATGCTGTCTATGCAAAAGCGCGAGATGCGGTCTACACGAAAGAATATGGCGGGGGATGGCAGGCAGGGAAAATCCGTCCCGGCAAGAAGCGTAGCGAAGCAGAGGTCAATGCTGATATCAGCCAGATCATCGGCGACGACCCGCACTACCGGGCGGCGCTGGATAAGTTGCATCTGGCGAAAGCGGAGCTACGCGACCTGCGAAAATACGGGATGCCCAAGGATGCGGACGATGCGACCGTCACGCCATCCGCGGCGCAGGATACCCAGGTCGCCCGCCGGATGCCGCAGGACTTCTCCGACCTCGATCTCTATGGCGCCCAGCTTGACACGGCGCGCAAGGTGCGCCAGGCGGAAGAGGAGCTGCAGCGCCTGCTGCGCGCACGCGCCTTCCTCAACCCGTTTGACCGGGAGGCGAAGGCCCGCCATGATGCCGAGGTCGCGCTGAAGGAGCAGGAGATCAGCAACCTGCAGGAGCGCGGCGAGGCCGAAGCGGAATGGATCCAGAAGAACGCCGCATCGGCGCGTGAGGTGCAGGCAGGCGTGCTCAAGGCCCAGCAAGCCCTCGACAAAGCGAAGTTGAGCGGTGACAAAGCCGACATCGCCGCCATGCAGGAAGTACTCGATCTCGCCGAAGAAGCCGCCCAGCGCCAGCAGCGCGAAGATAACGCACACATGACGCAGGCCATGGCCAACTGGGATGAGGTGCACCGGAAAAAGCTCGATGACATCCGCGAGGAGGCCGACGCCAAAGAGGCAGCCATCCGCCGCGAGAAGGAATTATACGACCGCTTTAAGCAGTCAGCGGAAACCTTTGCCAGCCTGTGGCTCTTCCAGAACAAGGAGATGAGCCGCGGTATCGAGTTGGCCTATACCAGTCCGTATGCACGTGAGCAAATGGCGCGCACTGGTACGGGTACTGCCTTCCCGGTACCGCTGCATCCTGGCATCCCGGCACTGCCGGCCGGCCCGTCTCGCGGGGGATCCGGCCTGACGCAGCAAGCCCGCGTGATGCTGGAAATCGGCATGGATGGGTCGCTCTCCCTCCTCGGCGTGGTCGGAAATATGGTGAATGCCGCGCTCACGCAGCGCGCCCGCGGCATCCGGACGGGGGGATAGCCGATGGTCATGCTATTGACGACGCTGCCCCACGAAGGACGCGGGATCGCCGTGGATCAGGCCCGTTATCGGCTCTACTACGTCGACGTGACCACGAGCGAGGTGGTGACACTGTCCACGGATGGCACCGAGCTCAGCCGCTTCGCGGTGGCTGATTGCCCGGTGGCTCCCGATCTGCTCTACGATGCTGGTACCGACACGCTGCATCTGGTGACAACCTATGTCTACACCAGTGCGGCTGTCCCGGCGGCCGTCGGCTACACGACGGCGGGCGTGCTGGGGTATAGCTGGTCCCCGACGCCGCCCGCCGGTGGCGTGAGCCTCTGGTCACCCTCGGTGCGCCTGGACACCCACGCGCTGTATCTCCGCTGGCACCCGCTGTCGATCTTCCTCGATGAGGAACTCGTCGTGGTGCTCGATGGGGTTGAGCAGCGCCGTGTCACGCTGGCCGCTGACATCGGCAGCGCGCTCGCGGTGGATCTCTATGCCCCGATATATTACCTCGCCACCAACGGGGACGGCTTGTCGTCCTATGACGCTGACACGGATGCGCTGATCGCGGCGCTCGACGGCCATTTCCCGGCAACGGGCTCGGTGGCGTTTGTGCGCGCGAACAGCCAGGCCAACGGCTATGCCTATATCCACATCCTGTTTGATGAAAATCTGGAAGTCGAAGCGAGCCTGGACACGGCGCCCGTGATCTATGGGCAGGGGGTGCTCAACGCGCAGCCGACCGGGATGACGCTCAACACCGGCGACGGGCGGCTCTACATCATTGAGATCGCCGACAGTGGGCCGCCCTGGTATACCCCGGTCTATCAGATCGTCTACGTCGATACGCTCCTCGGCAGCCTCGGGAGCGAAAACGATTTTGACGGTGTGGAGGATCGGTCGGACTGGTTCCTTGGTCGCCAGCGTGAACGCCTGGACACCGCCCTCGATGAGGACAATGGCCGCGAGTACCTGGTCGAGGAAACCGACCTCACCATTTACGCCCGCTCGCGCACCTATGACACCAGCGCATGGAGTGCTCCGGTCGCCGTGTCTGACGGCGAGGTGGCTATCAAGCCCGGCGTAGCGGTGGATCCACACGGGATCGTGCAGGCGGTGTATGAACTCCCCCTCGCTGCTGGACAGCGCGTGCGCAAGCAGTCCCGCGATTTCGGCATCACCTGGGAGGCGGTAGCGTAATGGCAAAGATCGCAATCGACCACGAATCAGGCCGCGTCTATATCACCCAGTGGATCCCGCCGGTGATTGCGGCTGATGGCACGATCACCACGCCGCCGCGCATTATCGCCGTTGTCAATGACGGGGATCCGGTGACGGTGGTCACCCTGCCGGCTGATGACGTCCAGACGGCGAAGACGCCCACCGGCGTGGGCATCATCGCGCAGCCGGATGGCAAGGCCTGCCACGTCTACGACCAGGGCGCGACGCTCACCACGACACGCTCGGGAGATTGGGGGGCGACATGGGCGTAGACGCCGTTCTCGAGATCGGGCCGCGCACCAATATTCGCTGCATGACGCAGCGCGGCTTTGCGCCGTGGCTGACCATGGAGGGCTTGCGCCTGACGGGGAGCGGTATCGTGGATCCAGGCAGCCCCTACATTGACCACCTGAAACAGCTTTGGTTCTCCGAGCAGCTCGGGGGCTACATCCTGCAGCCGAAGTTTGGCTGGGATGACATGGCGGTCGCCGACGTGACGGCCGAGGGGGGCACGCCGGGCATCGATACCCCACCCGGCTACAGCAACTTCCTCACCGGGCAGCCGACGACGTTCCTCACACTCGGCACCGTCGACAGCGCCGTCGATATGACCATCACCTCGGTCGGCGTGCTGCCGGCGTGCTCCTGCTGGGTGCTCTCCCTTGCGAAGTGGAAGGCGCCGGCGGCGGGCACGCTGATGGCCGACATCCACTACACCTTCGACTTCGGCGGGCAGTACCGGCTCACGTGGGGAGCCGCACAGGTGCCGATCATCTACCAGCAGGACGGCGAGAGCTGGCGCGAAATCAAGCGCGGCATCGTCGCGGATGGGGAATGGCCGGGCTTTATCGCCGAGCGCCAGCAGAACTGGCAGTTCTACGTATTGGGCAGCGATCTCTATCTCATCTGCTCCTCGCTGGCGAAGCCGATCATCGTGCGCGACATCGGCGTGAACGGCGAAGGGTACCTGCCGGCGGCGAAATGGACATTCCGCGTTGAAGGCCTGCCGGTGATGGTGAACCTGTCGCCGCTGCGCTTTGAGGTGCAAGGCTATCTGGAGACGGTGCTCGACCACACGCACGTCTATCCGGATCCCGATGGCGCGTTTCCGAAACCGTTCCCGCTGCGCACCTATCCGCCCTATCCCACCGTGGGGACCACCATCCGCGGGCAGATCGTCGCGTCGGCGGACAGCCGCAAGCGCTACCGCGTGCTCCTCACCGGCAACACCGCTGACACGCCCGTGGGCGCTGACTACTCGACGCGCACGCCGCTCCTGCAGGCCATGCTGCCGATCCATGACCCGAGCTTCGCGGAAGAAGGCGACGTCACCGATGACTGGTTGCCGATCACCCAGTATGGACAGGACGGGGAAGTCACGCTGTCGATGGATCTCGGCGCCGACCGGCTGCACACTGGCATCCTGCTGCAGGCGCGGAAAGACGACGCTGGCACACTGCGCACCTTCCGCGAGTATCTGGCCGCGCATGCCGAAGCCATCGGCATCGACCCGCTGCTGCGCGGGGTGTTTTGCGTGCGCGTGAAAGTCCGCAACACGATCGAGGACGCATACACGACGGCGCTCACCGGGCTGGGGCTGGTCGTGGGTGACTTGCATAACCCTCGGCTGGCGTCCGTCGAGCTGGAAGGCTATGACCGCTTCGTGCAGCTCGCGCGCGCGCTCGGGGATGCGCCGTGCGGCATCGGGCAGGCGCCGGAAGCCGCGATCATCGATTGGGCGGAATGGGTCGGGGTGCATCCCAGCGCCTGGGCCGTCACGGCCAGCGGGCAGGTGCTCACCGATCCAGGCCGCGAGTACCGCACGCCGCTCCACCTCCCCACCGAGGGCAACCGTGCCGTCGAAATGATCCGGCAGGTGGTTGAGAAAACCGGCCTGGTCGTCACCAGCAACGGCGACGGCACGGGGACGATTGCGCCGGCGCCAGTCTACACGGTAGCGAAAACCTTCACCAGTGGCGAGGGCATTGCCGATCTCACGCTCTCGCAGCTCAACGTCGCGCGGGAATTGACGGCCGCCGCCAACTACTTCCGCTACCGCGGGCGCGACATGGACGGCACGAGCTTCCTGCATCACCGCTGGGATCAGGCATCGATCACCACGCCGGGGAGTGAATCGTTTCTCGGGGAGCCGGTGCTCCAGATCATCGACCTGCCGGATAGCCCGAACCGTGCGACCCTGACAAAGGACGCCGAGAAAAGCTATAACCGGCGTGACAGCGGGCGGCCTGACCACGAGGTGAGCGCGGTTGATGGGTTGGCGAATATCCGTCCCGCGATTGTGATCCAGGTCATGGATGCCGATCTCGCGCCGGATCCGGGGCGCAAGCTGCTGGTGATCGGCGTGCGGATCCCGCTGCGCAAAACCACGGATGCACGTGTGGTGCTCTCCTGCAAAGCGCTGAATCCTGAACAGGTGGCCGAAACGACCGCAGCAACGGGGTGGGTGTAATGGCGGAATCTTACGAGCGCACGATCATCAATCAGGCGGTGCGGGAAGCCACCGGCGGCATGGGCAGTCGCATCACCGCGCGGCAGGCGGGCGGCGGGGGCAGTCTCTCG